GTCTTTTTATTAGCAGAGTTGTATCTGCTATTTAAAAGACTTAATTCGCCGTCATCGTCACACAGAGAGAAGGTCCGAACCGATTCCTTCTTACCAGTTATCTGACTAGCGATAATACTATGTTTATCCCAGCTATCCTTTCCATCTGTCCAGTTAAAATTAACTAGTTTAGCAGAAGGGGAAGCGGGCAGGTTTACAAAGCTTAGCTCATGATAAGTCATAGGGCCCGTTATTGCATAGCAAATGGTACCGCTATCCTCATCTGGTTCTCCATCAGCGCCATACTTTTTACCTGGCATATGAGAACATTCCATTACAGAATCCCCGCAGGTAGAGCAAAGAAGCATGGGCGAAGAGTGGCCAGCCGAAACGCTTAGAAATCTAGAATCTGTTATTTTCTTGATTGAGTCTGGATCAGATATTATACCAGTAACAGAAACTACTCCAGATCCTTTTGAGCCATTAGGCTCTGGCTGTAAGTAGTCATACTCAAAAATATCGCCCGTCTTTAACTGAGTATAACGGGCGTCAATAATTCTTCCTATTGGATCTTCCTGTAGGTCATGGTGCTTTAAAATAGGCTTATCGTACTCGCCTGCGCCTCCACGGTCCTTAGAAAAAAAGGTCTTATATCCGTTCTTTACATGCTTACCAGGATATACTCTTTGGTTGATTACAACACCAGAGTGGGTAGCGTCAATGTCTACCCTAAGACGAGGATTCTTATCTCTTCTGAGTATCTCAGCTACATCTGACTTTGCAGATTCATCAACTAAGGACTCAAGTACTATGGAATCTTTAAATTTTAGTTTATTCACAATTTTCTTCCCTGACTTTAGTAAAACTTAAAAAATGATCAATATTGTCGCTAGTAGGTATAAAATTTTTGTACACCAGCTCGCTTATATCAAGTTGAGTTCTAACCTCAGAGTCGGGATTGACTAGATCAATTGTTTTGCTACCTACTTTTTTTGCAAACTTAATAAACCCAAACCGCTCTGATGTAATGGCTTGATCTCTAATCAATATTTTAATTGAGTCTTCTAATAGAGAAAGGCAGCTAACTATTCTTGGTAAATCAATATTATTATCTTGGTCTTTCCTTATTACTAAATTAATTTGATCTTTGTAAGGATTCAATACTTTCCAAAAAGACTTAGTTATAAAATTATTGAAAAACCGATCTAAAGCCCTATTACCTATTTCCTCTAAATCTATGTCTTTATCAGGATATAGAGAATCAAATTGCTTTTTTGCTTTAGTGTATCCTTCTTCTACATAAGAAGGTATGTACTCTCTAGAAGACTCTACACAAGTCTTAACAAAATCCCTAAAATACTCTTCTATGTTTTCTGAAGTAGTATTAGAATCTTGTACTGCCTCTAAGATTAAAGATTTAGTATGTTTGTACTTTTCTACTACTCTTTCTAAGTAGTCGTTTGCTTTAAATCTACTAGCTGCTGGTTTAGTACCAGCCTGATTAGCAGGCTGTCCTTTATTTGATACTTGATTTTTAGTTGCAGTTAATCCTAAATCACTGCCAGATACTCTGGTCTTCATCGCTGCTTGGATTGAAGCTAGCTCTTTCTGTGCATCTGTTTGATATTTAAGTGATAGATCTTGGCGCTGTTCTTCGGTCAGAGGTTGTAGGTTAAGGTATTTCTTTCTAAATTCTGAAGCAGTAATAACATTGCCAAGATACAACTGCATGCCATGATTTTGATATGCTCTTTCCTCATCTTTGTTTATTTGCGGGAAAGAGAAATATACTAAATTTTCTTCTAGTACATCAAATCCTCCCTCTAGTAAAAGAGGAAGAATAATGTACTGTGTTAAATGATCAGAGATTACTTGCTGGTAATCCTTAGCAGAGTCTTCAAGACCTTTATTAATATTTGACGCAGTTCCTCTTGAGAATCCGCCTCCTCTTCCTAGGTCTAGAGGAGATAGTCTTAGTCCTGCTATAACTCTTGTTTCAAAATATGCTAGGTAAGGAGACAAGTCCAGTGCGGCACCTTCTCTACTTACCAGCTTTACTTCATGTCTTTCACTAGTAACAATGTAGCCTTGTGCAGGTAAATTTGCTACTTGGCTATTAACTTCATCAACCTCGTTTTTACCACCTTCATAATAGATAGCGGGCCTTTCATTAGTTCCTACTTTGTAGTGATAAAGAGGGAAGGCCTCCTTAGAGGCCATAATTATAGCAACTTCTTCCAACTTTCTTAAAGCTCTAATATCATCTAATACTGGAAGTAGATAAGGAGTACCAAATGTAAATCCTGTCTTCTTATCTATAGTAATATGTATTACATCTTCTATGTTAAATGTCTTATCTACTGTAACTTCTGTATCAGTAACGCCTTCTATTCTCTGTCTCCACTTTTTTGGTGCTCCATACTTATCAACAGCTACTTCCATAGAGACTGGGTCTCCCACAAAAATGCCCGCTATTGGATTAAGCTGTTTACCATACATTTTTATAGGGGAGCCACTAGATCTATTAAGGTCTCTTCTAAATATCAAAAATGCGTTATGGTAAGTTACTAAATTAGTGACAGTTTCTCTTAACCACTGCTCAGTACTAATGCCAGTTGCCAAAGATATCTCAAATAATCTTTGCTTAATATAGTTTACCATGTCATCTTCAGTACCATGGATCTTAAACCCTTCTTTTAATATCTGTTCTCTATGCTTTCTAATAGATTGAATAATATAAGGTTCTACATCAGAAGCCCTACCTATTTCAGCTAAATCATAAAGAGGCGTAGTGAATTTAGATCTGTTATTTTCCCTAAGATCTACTGCTCCTTTAAATTCATATCCTCTAACTCTTCCTAGCATCCTAGACCGCTGCTCTAGGGCCTGTTGGATCTCTTGTCCTTTAACACCGGAGATACTTAACTTTATGTCTTTGCCTAAGATAGGGTCTGGTAGATATACTGGATTAACCATTGAAACTTTCTTGTAGTGCTGTAGTTATATTTTTGATTAACAACTGTAGTCTGGCCTGCTGGTCTGGGTCATGACACTTAGCAGTATTTGTCTCATTATTTTGCTCAGATGTTATTCCGTACTTAAATTTGAGGTTATCACTAGTAGCAGTTGATAGATTAGAAAAATGCTTTTGCATGTTTTCTGGAGAAATAGTTATTACAGGATCTTTAGATTGAATAATACTAAAAATTGCTTCATCTACATATACCTGACGATTGTCTATTGTTTCTTCTATATTAAGAATTTTTTGATCTCTATTTATAGCACATGCGTTAGCCATTTCTAGCCTATATGCTAGTACTTCTAATATTCTTGCTAAACCAAGTATATGACGCCTTTCTGCACATATATCCCATTTAATATTTTTTGATAATCCAAAATCACCAATAAGAGATGATATTTCTCTAAGAAGAGCATTAATCTGATTAAACAACTCTTGTAATCCTCTTATCAGACCCCAACCTAAAGCAAGCATGCCTGAGCATGCGGGCAAATTCTCAAAATCTATAGTAAATGCTTTTGCTAGCTTATGTGCAATCTTAAAGTAAAATTTATTTATCTGAGCCATTAGTTCAAATAAACTATCTTGTAAGATATTACCTAATAACTTTGCCATTAGATCAAAAACAAGGCCTAGGTCTGCTGCTAGGCTAGAAGCCAAAATCCTTAGAATAGTAGCTAGGCCAAGCATAGCATTTGGATCACCTATAGCTCCAAAGATCTGAACAAGACAGCAAAACTCTTCATCTGTAATTCTATGAGAAAGAGCGTTTACAATATTGTCATAAAAATCACTAGAGCTTTGATTAAGAGCTCTAGTAACGCTAGCAAAGTCATTAAACATCTTGCTAGTTTTTTTTCTTTCTGAGTAAATATTCTGATTTTCAGATCCTTCTAAAGGAGGATCATACTGATTTCTAATAGACTCAAATTTAGGAGAGAAAGTAGAAGATGTGTTTAGGGCACCGCGAATAATTTGTTGATTCTGAGATACTTGTAAGTATCCAAGCCAGTGATCTAAAGTAAGATGGCTATTAGGTGCTACTAACCCGCCATACCTCTTGTAATACTCTTGCACATAATTGACTATTAGCTCACTATCTCTAAATTCCTGACTTTTTACAAAAGAGGCATAGTCTAATCCCATATCCTGGAAAGCTTGTGCCCTTCTTGAAGGGGAGTTTTCTAGTTCATCTATATATTGATCAACAGCAGGAGTAGCTAGCTTAGATTGTTTTAACAAAAGTCTGATTTTATCCGCTTTTATACCCAGTTCTAGAAATATTGTGATTCCTAAAGGAATCTGTGCAGTCTGAACTCCTTTAGATCCATTTTCAACTCCTAATGCTTGGAATATAGGGGCTTGAAAAGGAGACATGGTAAGTACTCCAAGAATAGTAGTTACTATTCCATTCTGCGCAATAAATTCTTTTATCCATCCTCCAACGCCTCCTTGGTCGCCACTTACCTTTTCATTTGTTTGAGCAGTTCTTTCATAGACCGAAGCAGGAATGTCTGTAGTTATTACAGTACCTCTTAGTTCCCACTTTTTATTTAGCATAGAATCAACACATTTTTGAAACATGCTAAATGTAATAAGAGTGCCGTTGCTAGAATCTTCTCTAGATATCCTAATCGCTGCTGCTCTGACGGCATCCGCATTCTCTTCAATAGGAATGGATTGGGCTGGATCCATTTTAGAGATTGCTTCTTTAACTACATTTCCTTTAAGATAAGTCCTAGCTAAATCACTATATAGCTCGTCAGTAAATTTATCTCTCTCATCTATAGTTCCAAAAGGGTCATTAATTACCTGATCCTGGTAATGTTCAAATGTACCGGCCTCTACTAGTTTTCTAGGTCTTTCTAATTTTTGCTTACCAGAATAATCAATTCCCATTAAAAATTACCTCTTCTATAAGAGTTATTAGGCCCTCTTCTGTTATTGTTAAATTTCTTAGACCTAAGCAAGGAGTCTACACCAAGTTCTCTACTTTTTGAACTCTTGGGCATCTGATGTTTTGATGTAGTCTTTATTAACTTCCAGCCGCTAGACAGATCTTCCTGTCTCTCTAAAACCGATGGGTGTATATTTTGGTTTACCTCATCACTAACTTCTAGTCCAATAATATGATTAACATAAGGAACAGATTTTAGATCACCCTCCTTCCAGTAATACCCTCCACAAGCTAGGTAAAAGGCCGTCAGTGTGTGATCTTGACCTTGAGAGTATCTAGGTAGCCCATATACTGAAACTGCCTCTACTCTAAAGTTTCGCATCTGCTGTACAACTCCCATTTGGGCGTTAGATGCACTTACGGCAGTATCTTCTGATTTAGGAACAATGATATTCCCATCTTCTATTAGTTTTCTTGTCTGCTCAATTAAGAAATGTTTTGCGTTACGCTTGACAGGTTCTCCAGACAAAGGGTCTAGTACTTCCAAGTGCTGGTTCATTGCAATAGCATATAATTTCTGATCAAGCATTGAGGATGGCTCTACTAAAGTATGTTTTCTTAACAACTCTGTTTGTACAGAACCATACCCAGCGTCAACAAATATGTACTTAAATCTCCATTTTCTATTTAAAGATATGATTAGATCTACAGCATCCGTTTGAGTATAAGTAGATTCCTCTATAATAACCTTTTTTACCATTCTTAGTTTACTGCCATAGTGCTCCATTATAACCATATGTGTACCAGCAGATTTATTCCAATCTACACCAAGGACGTAGTCACAGTTAGGTTGTGGTTCTATAGTAGTAATGTCGTAAGTTTGTAAAGAAGCATTAATGTAACGCCCTTTAAACACGCCTTCTTCTAGTTCTGCAAAGTCTGCAAGGTACTCGTGCGTGTAGGTAGTAGTATCTGTTGTACCTTTAAAGAAAGCCTCGGCCTTATCATCCCATTCTGGAGATTCAGCAGATACAAACCAAAACTCTTTAAACCCTAGATTCTTATCCGTACAATAGGTATAAAATCTTCTTCTCCAACCTCTTGGTGTAGTAGCCGCTACTAGCTTACACTCTTTGTGAGAAGCTAGGATAGCCATGACTGCATCAATATCTTTATCTTCTAGAGTATCTATTTCGTCAATTATAATTAAATGGGCATCTTGGCCACGGATTTTATCTGATCCAGATGCGCTCGTAGCTCCAGCAGAAAAGCCCAGTATTCTACTACCATTATTAAAGTCCATTCTAGAAGGTGTTTTAGTATATCTAGAAAGTGACCCTCCAATTGTGGTTCCCTTAGAAATAAACTTATTTATTTCGTCAAAAAACCTAGTTACTTGTCTTTCGTAAGGCGCTATAACTAGAACAGTATTATTTTTATTTGTAACAACGTGATGCAAAGTTTCAACAACTAGAGCTTCGGTGTTATGAGTTACTAGTCCATTAGCTAGTAAATATAGATTAGTTGTAGAATCTACATGAATATCGTAACAGTGCTCTTTTCTTGGATTACTAATAGTAACTCCAATAGAAGTAGGATCAAAATTATTAGGAATTAGACAGTCATATTCCTTTTTGTATTTCTTTTTAGGAACTTGTATATATTGATCTAACTCTTTTAAAGCTTTCTTACAAAGGTATATATTTTTTACGGATATATAATAAACAGGGCCATTTTTATACTTAGGTCTGTTATCTATGCCAATATTAGCATCAATTTGCCATAAAGCAAGTAAAGCGTATTTTACTGCTTCTATTACAGGCTTAGCCTGCATATCGACTCTAATAGTTATTTCTTTTCCTGTAAACCTGATTCCTCCGTCAGTATCTATAACGCCAGCTAAGTAAGACAATAAAGAGATTCTATCCCATGTTTTAATTATATCAATATCTGCTAGCTTTTCATGTGCATACTTATTATCTAGCCATTTATAATAATGGTTAATTTTTGATTTATTATTTTCAGGAAGGTACCAACTATAGTTACCTTTGCAGTTACGATAAGTTGTATTTAATAATGAAGCTACTTTAGCTATTACTTTTTCTTCATTTCCTGATATTACTAACCCATCTTCTCTACAGCATCCATCGCCACTTAAGACACCTAAAACATAAGCATGAGGCTCTGTAATATTTCCAAGAGGGGCTTGGACCTCAGTTCTTACTATTTTGACACCCTTATAAAAATCTTTTACTTTTCTTACTTTAGTTGACTCTAAAGTGTTGTGTTTAGTTAGCCATGGATGCTCTAGTGTAGATGTAGCGACTACCTTACCATTACTCGAAAGATCTACAACATCTTGAATTCCTTGATCAAATAGTTCTTTAACTTTAATTACATTACCATGCTCGTCATAAACAGAATCCCCTTTTTTAAGATCCTCTATATTTTTTGGTCCATTAGTAGTAAGTACTTTAGTTCCTTTAATAAGGCATTTGCCCAAGCGGCGACCGCATCTATATAGCTTGTACTTTGAAGTACAAGATAACATATCATTCTGGTAGAATCTTGCTTCCCAGCCAAACTCTCCCTGCGCCCAACTAATAGGATCAGATAATATTATTGCTTCTTGATATTCTTGCTCATTACTAAAGTCTTTTTCAGTAAGACCTAATATTCTATTTTGAATATGCTTTTCACACCTAGGGGGAAATTTTACTTTAGTAAGCCCACTTTCTAATAAGTGGGCGTAGTAATTTTCACATCTAGTACAAAGATCATCATGATACCCCTTTATAGGGGTATAGTTAGTCTGTAAATAATTATTCTCTGGTATATATTGTGACATTATTAAATAGGCCGAGGAACAGATTTTTCAACTGGTCCTTGACTCCATGACCCACATGCTGTACATTGTATTCTTTGATACTTGGTAAACTTACTGTAAGAGTAACCTCTTCTTTGAGTATTACTAGACCCACAAGCATGACAGGAAGTTCTATCTATTGCAACAGCTACATTAGGATGAGACTTCATCCACGGGCGAAGCTTAAGATAAACCTGCTCTAATAACAAAACATCAATTTTATTATATTTCTTCATTTTAGCCCAGGCGTCGGCCTTCCCTTCCATACAATCTTTCCAGAGCTTAAACCCGCCTGTAGGAAGTTTTTTTCCTAAGCCAAGAACGCCACCTAAGTCATTTAATGAATTGCTACTAAACCCAAATTTCTTTTTTGCTTCTTTTTTAGTATCTACTGTTTTATATGGAGAAGGAGGAGTTAAGCCGTTTACTATAAACCTAGTATTCATTACTTTTATATCAAAACTATCCCCATTGTGGGCTACTATAATATCTGCTTCATTAATATAGTCCCATAATTTTAATACTAGTGCTTTATCTGATGTTTTATCTTTTTTATAATCTGTAAAATCAGGAAGTCCAAATGTGTGTGCTTTTTTATCCCCTAACCATTTTACAGTAAAGCACAGCATGTAACGTTCTTTTATAAACTCAATAACATTGGTCTCATACTTTTCCCAAGTATAACCAATGTTTGGTGCAGTCTCTACATCAAAAAAAAGTACTTTTAAAGGTTTAGTCATCTATGTAGGTGCCCGGCTTCGTTTCCGATCACATTCCTAATGCCTAGTTGTGAATCATGGATTGCCATAAGGGCGCGCTGTCTTTGAGTATACGCCTGTTGAGAATCCATAGGTCCTTGGGTCATTCCCATAGCTTTTTGATCAGATAACATTGCTGCTCTAGAAACTGTTCCAGGAGTAGTAGCGCCCTCCATCATCATCATTGCACCAGTAGCAAGTAATGTCCAGCTTAGTCCTTTTAGTAAAGTTTTTGTTCCTCCGTATTTTTTAGATAACCTGCCTTCTGTATCTTTAATGTATTTATTAAAATCCCCTTTCATGGCGACACCACCTTGTTTTCCAGAAGGGTAAAATTTTTGGTTAGTACTAGGCCCTGCAGTACCTGATCCAACAAATATTCCAGTAGAAGTAGTTCTTCTTGTTCCCATACTATATCCGCCATCGGTCATTCCAAAAGCAGAGCTAATTGTACTAACTTTGATAGGACCCCCTGGTTTACCGAGACCTACACCATAAAATCTTTTTGCTAGCCCTTTTTTATCTGCTGTACTAACCTTAGTATACTTATTAACCCAAGTCCTAGCAGCTAGGTCAATTCCAAAACCAGCTAAGATACTAGCGCCGCCAGTAGCAAAAGAAGTATCATATGCGCCACCGCCCGGATCCATAAAGTTTTCCCAGTTTTGTACCATTAGTATTTCCTATTAGCACTGTGAAGAGCTTGTACAAGTCCAGCTGTACTAAAGTTCATTTTTGATACAGCGCTTGGAGCACTAGCGTAAGACATATCAGTTATTGTTCCTTCTGCTACTTGAGACTTTTTAATTCTTGATATAGATCCGTAAGTAGCTGCCATAGCCCCTAGGGTGATGGCTGTTGGCACCGCGCCTTTAGCTTTATGTATTGCTCCTGCTAGATAACTAGCCGGTACTACTGCAGCAGCTCCTAAAACTCCCATAGGACCTGCCGTGTCTAACGTTTTAGACAAAAAAGTGTTACCTCCTATAAGTGTAGCGACTGCAGCCGCTGTAAAACGACCAAATTTAGGAGTATCCATGTATTTTTCTCCTACCCTATTAAAATAATCAGAAGTTTTAGATAAAGCTCCTTTTTTACCAAATCTTACATTAGGTCCTTTTAATAAGCTAAATCCTTCTTCTCCAAGCTGTTGTATTAAAGAAATACCTTTCTTTCTTAAACCACTTACTGCTTTGTTGTAGTCTTTTGTGTTTGAAAATTTGCTTCTATCTAAAGCAGACCTAAATCTAGGTGCTCCGGGCATACGTGGTAAAGTTCCCGGGCTTTGTGGTATAACTCTAAATGATGTTCTATTATTAGCAAAAAACATCTTATCTATCATTCCTAAGCCTTTACCTATAGCTTTTCCCCCGTAAGCTGCAGTAGTATTAAATAATTTAGTTAATGGGTCTCTTCCAAAAACTGCTCCTCCTGCGGTAAAGGCCGTAACTCCAAAAACTATATTTTTTGCAACAGATGCTCCACTACCATAATACTGGTTATATTTTTCTTCTCCATAATAACTTCTTTGCTGGGATTCAAAAGATCCTAGTAGAGCACTTGCTGCCGTACCAGCTCCCATGTAAGCGCTAGTTAATCCAACTCTAGTTCCTATTCCAGAATAGGAAAGTGACCTTGCTATGGCAGCCTTATCTCCAGATAATATTTTTTTAGCTTGTCCAAATGCACCTACAGCTTTTCCTTTAATAAACTGATTTATTGTATTAAATCCAAACATTTAGTTTAGTATCCTCCCATTGATCTAGATTTATGATGTACATTAGTACTAGGACAGCTATGCTTCATTGTTCTTCTTATTGAAGCATTTCCAGTAGCATGTGAAGAAACAGTAAAGTTATTAGGAAGCATAAATTTAGTATTTGGAACAAATCCTTTATGTAGTTGAATTACCTGTTTATTAGTAAGGATACCATTAACTCCTTTCATCATAAAAGAATTAAAATAACTCATGGGTTTATTCTAAACTCCGCGTCCTTTAATTTTTCTTGACTATTGCGTCTTTCTTTAGCAATTTTAACAGCTTTCTCTCTGAGCTCTGCTGCTCTTTGAGTAGGATCTGTAGTAACTTGCCCGGCCTTGATCTGAGCTTGTCTAGTAGCTACTAGTGCGTCTCTAATCTTAGCAATATTTTTACCTGCTCTTTCCATGACATCTAAAACAGGATTTATAACATCTGCAAAAATAGGCTCACCTTGCTGAGTTGCTCCTACCTGCTGATTACTAACTAGTCTAGGATTATCAGATAAATGAACACTGCATCTCCATCTAATAAGCTCCTGTCCAGCTAGTTCATATAACATATCCATATCAAAAGAATGAACAGGATCATCAGGATTTTCAATACCAAGGGCTTTTAAATGTTTATTTATCCACATAGTAACAATAGAGCATTCTACTGGACAAACTTTACCTATAGGTAGCTTAGAGCCTATTTTGTTTAATGGACAGGCCCCGACAAATGGACAAGAAGCCCCTTTACATACCATACCAAGGCTGCCCACGTAACCTCTAGTAGTATTTTCTATAAAAGAGGAGATGACATCTATACCTTCTTTTGACAGTCCGGTGCCATTCTCCTCATTAACAATATTGACTAGATTATTAACTACTATGTTCTTGATATTTTTTAGATCCCCAGACTTCAGATCCAATGGAGCCAAGAAAATGCTGTCCTTTCCCTTTGTGCTCAAACTGGAAGATTCTTCTAATTGCTGCCCTAGCAATTTCGCACTGGTTGCCGTTTCTTGATGAGAATCTTGTCCAGACTTCGTACTCATAGGGATAAGTTGTAGTTAAGTATTCTTGACACTCTTTTGACTCCGTGATAATTTTTATCATTAAGTCTACTGGTATATTCATGCTCTTCTTATCTGGTCAAGCACGTCTGGTCTAAGCTTGTCGTGGAGTGCATCAATAAGTGCTTGTTTCTCTTTCTTGTCCATAGAGCCATAGTACTCTTTTCTCCAGTTAAGAATTCTGTTCTGTAAATCCTTGACATCTTCCTCAGTATTATGGTTTTGGATGTAAGATAGAATGTCCTCGTCTTTAACATGCATCTTATTGGCAATATCTATAATAAACTGAGCAATAGCATAATTTAAACCCTGTGTTATCTTTGCCCCTATTAACTTCTTATTAAGGGCTTCCTCTAGTTTCTTTTCAAAAATATTACTAGGAAGGTTATATCCAAAATTTGACAATACTACTACCGCATTGTCTATATTTACTCTAACTACTGTTGAGTTTGTCTTATCTCTGTAGATTGTAGACATTAACTGATTTATAATTCTTTCTTGTACGCCTATCATTTTTTTACTTATATATGTATTAAAAAACCAGCTTAGGAACAGTTAGTCCCTAGCTGGTTTGTGGTCTAACCGAAAAATTTGCGGTCAGTTTGTATCAGCTTCCTCTGGAAGACTTGCCTCAAGCTGGTCCTTTAGGAAGGCAGTCTGCTGCTTCATGAACTCCTCTGGGTTCTCAACAGCCATCTTAGCCATACCAATAGCCTTGTCAATCTCGTGTACAATTCTTGACTTAAGCTCCTCAAGGTTATCCGCCGTGAAGAATCTTGACGGAGTACGAGGGAGAAGAACAGGTCCCTGGTTAGGGGCAATCTGGTCAAACTGAGGAATAACAGCTAAAGAAACAACCATACCCCATCTTCTGTTTCTCTGCTCACCCGTGGTGAAGTCTGTTATTGTCTTAGTCTTAGAATCACAATACAGGATCTCCTGCATCATGTACGCTTCTGTGTCCTGGCAGCCCTCGGGGAGCTGCTCAGTTGGTGCTACCTTCTTTCCAGGAAATTGTTTAATGTTTGTCATTAGTTAACTCTATCAGAACCGGTTCGTGGATACTGCGATGGCAGTAATCACAAACATCGTCATTTAATACGATATCGGTAGGCACTACTCTATTATTACAAGTAGAACATCCTTTTTTATCACACACCCAATAGATATTTCTGACTCGGCGTTTCTTTTTGTTAGCTCGGTCGTGCATATATAATCTCCTTTATCCAACCATTCAAAAAGCTGATTGGTATAAAAACATGGATATGTGGTACAGGAGTAAACACATTTTTTGCTCTTGTGCCACCAATCAAGATAGTAAGTCCTACCAGTTCCTTGGATGTTTTATCAAAAACTCCTCCACCGGAGTTCCCATAGAAAACAGGAGCGGTACAGATCCAACTATCATCTGAAGTATTTGCAATTTTATAATTTATGACTCCTGTAGTTATAACAGGGCCTATCTGATTAGGGTATCCAACGGCGTACACATCAGAAAAAGATTCGGGCTCTGCTACTGAAAGCCCTGCTTCTGTGTGCTGTTTTGACCCTATACAATGTAGAACAGACGCATCCGCCGGTAACTTGTGGTCAAATATTTGATTAACTATATAATCCTCGCCAGTTACGAACTTGACTTTATATGTTAATCCCAGCCCAGGATTGTACAAATCAACAACATGCTTAGCCGTTAAGATATACAAATCATAAGAGGAGGCATTAGGTAGGCAATAAACGAGCGTACCAGACCCTACACAATGCTCTTCTCCTATACCACACAAGTACACTGATACTACAGTGGAGACCATCTGGTGCGGTTCTAGGGCCTTTTTAGACTGAACAGAACAAGCCGCTAAAAGCAGTACAAATAAAAATTTTAACATTGGGTAACATCCTTTAGGGGGGACGAAAACAGATGATACCCACTGAATTTGTAGCTACTTTATTCTTTCCACTTATCTCCCCTCATAATTTCTCTGAGGTATTTTACCGACAGTCTAAACTTACCCGCGACTTCTTCCTCAGAGCCGCCGGAAGATATTAAATCTTTGATTACTCTAACGTCAGAGATAGACAATCTAGTATTTACTACATTTAAAGTCGGGCGCTTCTGCTCTGTCCAGTAGACTTCCTTGGTCTCTAGTTCTTCTATATTAGGTACTAGCTCTAATAGCTCCATAGTAAAATTTTTCGCGCCGTGCTGGGTATAGAGCTCTTGAAGATGAGGATTCTCATGACATCCATCTTTAAGACTCTTTCTATGTTGACACCATCTCTGGTTAAGGTTTTTTGATTTGCCTACATATGTATCCTTAGTTACTAGACAAGTAATCAAATAGATACCTGATGTTACTTTGAATCTGCTTCCTGGTAATTTTATCTTCTTCATACATTGTATTTCCTGAGGCCACGATCGGTCAGAAAAATGACCTATAGAGTAAAAATTTCTTAGTATATAAATAAAAAAATTTAATGCTTTATCAAAAAAATGACCTATAGTCAAAAAAATGGATTTCAGTGAGTTATAGTTGTGTGATTCTCGTGGTTAGATTGTCTAATCGCGGAACACGCCCACCGGTGCTTTGGCCTAAGCATCTGTGGTAAACGAAAGGCCAGCCTTCTAAAGGAGGGCAAGAAGATGAAAGAAGTGTATTACCTTCTGATATCGCTCGCCGATCGAGAGATCGTCGAGCTCAGCGAACGCGAACCGGAACGCGGCGCGACCTGCCGCGTCGGCAACAGCTCCGTGTACGAGATGTCGCTGGCACAGCTCGAAGACTGCAGCTGCGTGAGCTGCGACCAGGAGGTGAACCTCCGCTTCTGGTTGCGGCAGAGGAACGAAACTCAGGCGAAGCTCCGCAAGCTACTCGCGGAGTGATCGCCGGTAAGGTTATGGGTTATCCTCTAAAACCCATTGGTAGCCAGACCAATTCTGGTAGTCGTTGTCCTTTACCCTTCAAGGAGGGGTTATAATGGACAAGGAGAGACCGGCCGAGAGCCGGTTTGAGATCGTCGGGGCGGCCCTGATGATCCTCTTCTTCATGCTGCTGTATTTTTACAGCGTGTGAAGAAGAAGCGCCAAGCGGCAGGGCGCTATATAAATACTGACCGCCGCCTGCTGATTGCAGGAACAGCATTGGCTTCGGCCAATTCCCGAAACCTATCAGAAATGGTAGTTCGTATGCAGTTAGCTACTGCATGCCTGATGATGGGAAGCTACATGTCATATTCTTGACATGGTTTCTTATTAGCTGCTAAAGCTTTGCCTCTTAAGGAGGGGCAAGTTGTATGGTAGAGTACTGCGTTGTTGATGCGAACACGGCCGTCCGCCGTGTGTACTATGGGCTGGCAGTGCTGGCCCAGAACAACCGCCACCCCTCGATGGGTGGTGTGGATTGCCTCCTCTCCTCGAAGAGGGAGGTCCGGCACTACGAACAGGACCACTCCGTCCAGTTCGTGGCGGTGATCAAGTGGTCGGGAATGGACGCCATGGAGCTGGCGGTCGCCAACTTCTACGGGGACATCGGAAACACCTCCAACGTGGTTCAGATCCGTCCGTACCTGTGGAGAATCGACAGGCTGAGAGGAGAGAACAACGAAGGCTACGGCGAAGGCTACGGCTTCGTCCGCTCCACGAGGAGCGGGCGGTTGGTCCGGGAGCGAGAGCAGGACTGGCCCGCGCTCAACGTAGTCCGGGGTCTCGACTCCCCGGTGAACTAACAACCAGACCTGAGTCATGTCTATAAACTGACTCAAGCTACAAGGCCATCAGATTTCCTGATGGTGGGGTGCGAAATGCTAGGCCCCGGTAACCTAAGTAGAGCTAATACTTCTTAAGGAGAAGTAGTCAGATGGATTCGTTCATCCGCAATGCCTTTCAACTGAAGGGCTTCGACGAGGTGTACGACTACCGGCAGGTCGGTCCGCGCCGGTGGGTCGTTCGGCTGGGCTGCTCGTGGCTCAGCGTGTACTGGGAGGCGGAGGTGTCCGTCTCCCGGTCCGGGAGGATCTCCACGAAGGAGATCAGCAATCCGTACTGAGAGCAAGCGCTTGCCCTAGCGCTATATAAATAAGGGCCTGTAATGCGGCTATCCTAGCAATAGGATAAAGGTTCCAAGCCCTTGTAAACTAGCCAAAGGCTACCCCAGCAATGGGGGCAGAGGACAGGGAAGTCTGGTACATACGTATCAGAGTTCCCCCCCTTTTCCGGGGCGCGCACCGAGTACGTGACAAACCGTGTGCATACGGCTGTTACGGGTAGGGGCGCGAAAGGGAAAACACGGTCGGCTACGGGCTGACCAACGAACGCACGTTCCTTTTGGGAAACCATTGGTTTTCTAGTGCTTGCCCGCTAAGTCTCTAGCAATAGAGGCTTGGCGGGTTGGCACTGCTGAAACCAGTGCTGACTGGCGGCTACTTTGGCCGTCTGCAGTTCCCTAAAGGTGTCTATGAAGACGATCCTCAACGTGGCGTTCCTGCTGCTCCTGGTGTCCCTGGCGGGTTTCCTGCCGGGTATGGAGACGGCGATCCCGCTGATCGGCATGTCGCCGGTCGGCATCCTGTCCCTGGGCCTGATCGGCTGGGGCCTCTACGATCTCTTCCTGGCCCCGGTCCTCGACGGGGTGCAGGTCGAGCAGGAGGACGGCAAGCCGGTGTCGCTCAGCTACACGATCCAGGGCCGCAAGGCCTTGGTGGTGCAGCTGATCGGCTCGGCGGCGGCGCGACTCTTCAAGGCCGGTAAGGCCAAGAAGGGCGCGAAGAAGCCGAAGTTCGAGAAGAAGATCAACCTCAGCTGAAAAGCTGGGGGTTCGATCTGTGCGTAGCGTAAGGATTTAACATCCTGGCGCCGCGCACAAAGCGCTTATATTTCTCCTAGCGCTATACAAATGGAGGACGAGCTTGCCTATGCTCGTTAATCACAGGCTCAATGGGTGATGTGACCTACCCTAAGTGGTCACAAATCTTTCCCTTAAGGAGGGAAGAGTCAGATGAAGCTCTCGGAAAACTCGGTCAGTTTCGAGGTCGCCAAGATGATCCTGTCGCTCGGCGGCGGGATCTTCGTGACGACCCGCTACGGCGTCTCCGTGTCCCTGTGGGGCGAGTTGGAGGGCGTAGTCCTCAACTTCCTCCGGATGCAACATCTGGAGGGCGGCACGGAGTTCTACTTCTGGGTCATCACCGACCTGAAGTACAACTGACACAACAAGGCAATAACTCCCGGCCTTGACTACGGTCTAAATAGGGGCATCCGCAGGGCCTACTGGTAGTACAGTAGGCGCTCAAGGATGATACAATCATCTAATAAATGATTGTTGTTATCTAACTAGGGCCGCGCACAGAGTGCGAAGCACCGTGTACCTACGGTCTGAGCACCTATGCACCCTAATTGGGTAATTACAGTTATCCTTACACTTTGTACACAGTGTACCACCGTGTACCTGGCCATTACACTTCGTATGGCCTGTCATTATGTCAGGAAGGAGAAAAATGTTCGAGTTCACAGAGGAGCAGTTGTCCTCGCGAGTCGAGGACATCCTGGAGGGGACTCCCCTCTCCATGTACCCCCCGTTGGTAAGCCAAGGTCCCACCGGGACCTTCTTCGTGGAGCTGTCGCTCCCCTTCGGTTTCTCGCTCATCCAAGAGAAGGTATACAAGGAGAACAAAATGGAGCACCCCGTTCTCGGGGTGTTCCGTTCCTCCGACTACGACCAGCCTATGCTGGTCGTTCGGACTGAAAAGCCCATCGGCTGGGATGGGCATGTCTTCCAGTTCGTCCCCTGGACAGGGGGCGAATCGCTGGACAAACAGCTGGCGGCCCTGAAGGCCCTCGCGGGTCTCTTCCGCATCCCCATCTGAGTGGGGTTCGTGCCGACCTAAGTCTCCCTATGACGGCTAAATCGTAGGGAGCGCCATTGCAGTTATACCCCCGGCCTAGTGCCGGGGGTTGTTCTTTCTGGTTTGTAAGGTATACCCACACTGTGTATTACACTTCGTAGTGCATAGTCAAAAACCTGATTTAACCCTCATGACATCGGTATATCCAATGGACATGAAGTACGACGACGACGACGTGCTGACCGCTGAGGACCGAAAGGTCCTCGCGGATCAGCTCTACGTTGCGATCTTGACCGGCAACACCGGTCAGGGTCGCGGCGATCTGGCGTTCCACATCAAGAACGCCAGCCACAACCACGCGGACGAGGGCGATGACGCCATCTCCATCCGCGGTCGCAAGCCCAAGGAGGACCAAATCCCCTTCGGGATGCAGGAAGAGAAGAAGCGCCTCGCGGCCTTCTTCAAGAACGCGCTGGAGAGCGTGCTCTTCGTCCCCACTAACCGCTTCGGCGGTTGGGACTACAACACCTACTGCGGCATTCTGCAGTGGGTCGTTGCCCTCAAGAAGGAGGGCAAGGTGAAGAGCGTCGCTGATCTGGCGGCGCTCCTCCTCGGCCCCAAGGCCGGGAAGAAGTTCATGCGCCTCGTGAAGGCGCGGAACAGCGCGGACTCGGTTCGCATGCTCTACGAGCAGCGAGACCAGTCCCACCAGGGAGGACGCGTCCTCCTCAAGGTGATTACCGAGCTCGAAGGTGTCGAGCAACGGCCCATAACGAAGGACATAATCTTGGGCAAGCAGCCCAAGGTCATGGACGTCCGCCTGAACGCCAACGGCGAGCAGGTGGAGTTCGTCGTGCGCCAGGAAGGCCGCAACCCCATCAAGGGGAAGCTGGGCCACTTGGTCCACGTCCGTCCCTCGGACGCTGGTCAGGTCGGCTACGGCCGCACTGACCAAGATGTCCGGGAAGAGGACAAGGACGAGCGCGTCGCCCGCAACGGCTGGCGCTGGGTGGATGGCAAGCCTGAGTACCACGGCTACGTGATCCGCTACTTGCGTGACAACCGCAAGAAGGAGGATAACGTAGTTCGGGATGCCAAGGGCCGCAAGGTTCTGGACATCTCCTTCAAGGAGGGGTCGCGGCCCGGCTTTCCGTACACCCAGGCCTACAAGGGCTCTGGGTACTACGAGGAAGATAGCTTCCTGTCGAAGTGCCTGAAGGACTTCCAACAGGACATGGCGGATCGAGCTGCTGCGATCCAGACTTGCCTCAACGGCAAGTATTACGTGTACTACCTGTCGTACACGCACATCCCGACCGGGCGTGTTTTCACGTTCTGGTCGCCGATGATCCTTGCGGATCTGACCGACAAATCGTCGGCAGAGATCATGGACCGCCTGAAGGCGGCCAACGAGGCGCGTGCCAAGGTGCGCGTCGACCTCCCCATGGGCATCGAGCCCAAGCAGGAGGAGCCCAAGCAGAAGGAGCAGGTCAAGCTCGACCTGCGCCAAGTGCCCACCGGCTCCCGCAAGATCGCGGAGCGCTAACAACCTGAGAGGGCATCTCAATAACTGCCCCAGCTAGGACTCTAGCTGTCAGATTCTTGGTATCGCCCAGGTATCTGACAGGTAGGGTCTTATATGATCCTCTATGGCTACGGCCAATTACATATGTAATGAACACAGTACAGAGACACTACTAAACTACCACATTGTACTCAGTATCAAAACTTTGTTTGCATCAGAGATTTGACCCTATGGGTAATCCATTTGGGAAAAATCTTGGTGGTGTATTACTTCTTTGTGTTAGTTCTTTGTATTAGTTCTTTGTATCACTTATTCGTGAGACTCAGGGGTCTCCTTTTAGGAGCCCCTGGCTCTTCCAACCATCTGTCAGAAAACTTTGATGTAGGTTGTACCATGAAGAACAAGTCTCTTCGTCTCTCCCGTCTCCAGGACAAGATTGGGGTCATCCAGGACCTTCTCCGGTCCTTCGTTGTGGTAGACCCCGAGACTCACGATTCCTTCCTCCCTGACACGGAGGAGGTGGCCGCCCTCGTGGGCAGCCTGGCTGAGCTTGTTCAGCTAGAGTCGAGGATCCTGGCCCGTGGGAACGTCATTCCCATCGACGAGTACTTCCAAGGCGCGGGCGACCCGGAGGGATCGCTGTGAGTCAAAAATCTTTCTCTTGTGTGTGTTCTTGTTTCTTTTTCTCCAAGGGAGATCGTAGTATGTTCGTGAATCTGACCCCCCATGACATCGTGCTGAACAACGGCACGGTGTTTCCCAAGAGCGGTACCGTCGCCCGGGTCTCGGTCACCCACGGCCCGTTCGATCAGAACGGGATCTGCCGTACACAGTACGGCGAGGTGATTGGCCTCCCCGATTCCCTGGGGAGCGTGGTTTACATCGTCAGCACAATGGTGCTGGCGGCATGCAAGGGGAAGGGGCGGGAAGATGTGGTTGCCCCTGCCACGGGGCACCCGGACTGCGTCCGAGACGCCAAGGGCCAGATCGTATCGGTCCCAGGATTGGTCTGGGGCTAGTCAAAAACTTGCTTGTTGGGGGATGTAATGAACATGAACCTGTGCGATTACTGCGCTCAGCACCAGTACGGTCACGAGATGACCATGGTAGTGATCTCCCCAGAGGTCGGTCCGGTGGAGTCGTACTGGATGTGCGACAAATGCGCCAAGGAGGCGCATCTCTGATGGTAAACTTGATTTACGCTCAGCATGACTTTGGTGACGTAGCTCACCAGTACTGCCAGTACTGCGATAAGATCACTCCCCACGTTTTGGGGGGTGATGACGAGTGGTACTGCCGGGCCTGCAGCCCCACTTACTTCCAGGAAACTTACGCCTACTTCAACGGTCGACCCTACGACCAGGGGCAGTAAAATGGAGTTATTTGACGTCTGTTTCCTCTATATGATCAGTGCATTTGCACTGATCTTCAACTGGCAGCTACACGCTGTTTGCTGCCAACTCATCGTAGGGTACGATCCCTACGATCGAGCAGTGAAAAATCTTGTAGATCGCGGGTGGTTTGAGAACGACGCACAGATTGCTCAGGCTTTCCTGAGCATTCTTGCTCTCGCGATCTTTTCCCCAGCCGTAGTGGGTACTTGGTACCTCTTCGGATGGGTTGGTCTTGTCGTTCTCACAGTCCTCTTCCACGCGTACATGCTCATTCTTGAGCATCTGCGTCGTTAAGAAAAACTTACTTGTTTGTCATGTAAGTAACGCGTTGCCTGGGCGTTGCTTACCATCTTCTCACAGGCTTCTAGACAGATGAACAACTTCTCCATCCGATTCCCTCACTGCTCCCTCAACTTCGTCATCACGACGGCTTACGTCGCCTCCCAGGCGGCACAGGCCTACGGCATCCTCGCCAACTTCACGGCTCAGGTCGTCACGGAAGACGGCGTCCAGCTGTTCTCGCTCGCGAACTTGAACCTCAACCAGGCGAAGAGCGGTCGCCTGTACATCACCTCCAAGGGTGAGAAGATCAACAGCGCCAACGGCGAGCGCATGATCTACCCCGTGTCGTTCCTGCCGCAGTCGGCGGGTGACGCCGCCGTGGACGAGTTCTACGACTCGGTGGGCACGACCATCCTGGCTTTCATCAAGGACGCCCAGACGCGTCTCGCCAGCCGCAAGACCACCGGCGTGGGTGCGATGCTCCAGTCGGAGCTCGCCAAGCTCAGCGTTCCCACGAAGCAGGAGCCGGTCTCCGTGGACGACCTCCCGCTGTAACACGGGAGTCACAACATCCCGGTGTAACAACCGGGATTGCTGTAAAATCTTTTTCTTTTCAAGCCTTTCCCTTAAGGAGGGAAACTTGGAGTACATCGTAAGTCTCGTAATCGTGGTCGCCCTGATGGCAGGGCACCAGATGGCCCACTACCTGGCTTATGGCCAGGAGTGGGTGAACTTCAAAACGGAGACCCTGGGGCTCGTGGAGCTCCAGGTCGGCAAAACCACCGTCAAGGTGGTTCGTCTCTTCGAGGTGGCGGTCGCCACGGCGGTCGCTACGTGGTACCCAGTCGGGTACCTGGTGTCCGCCCTTATCTGCGAGGTATGGTCGGTATGGACGATCCGCAGAAAGATCGTCGCACGAAGAAACGCTTGAGTAACATCCCGTTAGGGTAGAGATACAATCATGGTCTTCCAATTCAGCAACTTCCAACGCTTTGATTCTCCTTTGGTATATCAGGGAATGGAGTTCCACACTGTAGAAAACTTCTACATGGCGATGAAGACACTTGATGTATCTGATCGCCGCCGTATTTCACTGATGAGTCCTGCTGATGCCAAGAAGGCAGGTAAGAAGCTGACTCTCCGTGAAGACTGGGACACGGTCAAAGAGCGTGTAATGCGCTATGCTTTGGACCACAAGTTCCAGGCCGG